CATTCCTTTTGTCACTTTTGTCGGCTCATACCGTTTCGCCGATGAATATAACAGTGCGAGAATACCACACATAATTCCTTCTTATACTGCGAACAAGTTTCTTAACCCTTCTTTTTCCGCGTGAAAATAGAATGGACGCATCGGATCGGATTCGTAGAGCTCAACAAAAATCAGTCGCTGTCTCCAACATTCCAACATTTCGCGCAACATGGACCTCAGCTTCAACGACACTTACTTATGTAAGTGGTACTAGACCAATTGTTGGTTCCTTTGTAAATTCCACAGGAATTCCCTCTAACACAGTCATTGTATCAGTCTCAGGAACAAGCGTTACTCTCAGTAATTCAACAACAGCTGCGCAAACTTCACAAACTGTAGCAATGACTCCTAGAAGTTCTTCCTTAACATCATATGATTCGTATGATACAAAATATATGAGTCAAGCTGGGTTATCCTATTTATCATACGATTCTGGAGTTCCTACGTATGCTTCAACCTTAGGAGCCTTTGGTTGCGAAGGGTCTCCTTAGATTCAGAAAATCCACTTTTTTGGCTTCAAATTCTTTCAAACGAGGTCCATAGATATCCTTCTCTTTACAAATATCTGTCTTAGGATTTCCCTTAAGACACATATGAATTTTATGTTCGTAGTAATATTGTCCGTAAATATCTTGCTTCATATCAAAATACGATTTTTCCACAGCAACCTTATCTAACATGATATATACATGTGTCTTTCCAACGGCATATGGATATGGTACATCGCTGTTACCAATATCGGAATAATATTTGAGAATTGTATCGCCTTTTACAGGAGAAAAATCGTATATTTCACTTCCGATATATCTGTAATTCTTAGAACTCAACTTCAGCAATATGGTATTTCCACTAGGAGAATATCCTACCCCAGTCGGTGATTTCTTTCCAAGAAAGATTTCTTTTGCTTTCAATGAGAATAGGCGATGAGCAGAGTCTTTTACTGAAACGCGAGTGCCTTCTATTTCGACAAAGAACGGCCTACCGCCATTGTCATGTATTTCATATGTTTTACTTCGTAATTTTCGTGTAGAAGACATCTATACATAGGATAGAATATGTTGAAAACAAAGAGCGAAAAGCTTAGTGAAATCATTCCACTTTTGAAAAAACTCAATGAAATTGGAATTCCTTCGAAAGATTCTGGATATATCGCAACAAAAGAATTAATGGATACTTGGTTACACACAGAGAAAGATATTATTAATGAAGAAATCCAATTTCTAAAATATGGGCGAATTGGTGTATTAAGCATGTACGGGAAACAAGGAAAATCTCCTAAATTTGTGTTAAAGGCGACTGAGGAATTAAAGGACTATATTGAAAGAAAGGAATCAGAGGAATCTGAAAAATCTGAGAAATCCGAAAAATCCGAGGTCTAAACTTCCCTCGCAAGTACTTTGTATGTTTGAAACGATTACAACACCCGTCTATTCGTTCCTAGTATCTCCGCTCGGCAAAGGTATTTTATCAGCATTGATTTCATATTCGGCACATTATTCCACAGCAAAACTCTATTCTCTTGGATGTGTGCCTGATGGATTTTTTGGGTTTCTTCAAGGATTTCTTACTGCAGGAAGTCCGGTGTGTCAAGTAGGCATTCAAGTCTTATCTGCCACACAAGTCTCATATTCCTCCGTTATTATGATGGGATTCTCAAGATTTATCTTGGATAGTGTGGCACCGACGCTAATACAAAAGGTTGAATAAGATAGTTAGCATAAAATGTCTACCGTTGTTGAAGGTTCGCTTTACGAACTCATCGCCAGAGGTAAAAAGGATGAATATTTTTACGGAGATGATTCAAAATCGTCTTTCTTGTTTGATAATTCCTATTTAACACAGACACCTATGATAAGTGAATTGCGGAGAATACCGCCGATTTCCACATCAGAATTCGGACGAACGGTTGAATTTGTCTTTGATCTTGTTGGCGATCTTATGAAAACTCCGTCAATTCTCATTGATTTGCCGACATGGCTTCCTCCTGCACAAGCAGAATTAAATCGCAAGTCTATTGTCGAAGATTCTCAAGGTATAACGTATGGATATACTCAATCCGTTGGGTATTTCTTATTTGAAACGATCCAATTTTTCCAAGATAATATACTTCTTCAAGAATTTAGTGGAGATACTTTATGGGCATTATCACTGAATTCTGGGACATATTCACGAGGATTTATTACGATGGATGAAACGGGAGGTCATGATGGAACAGCACGGTCAATACAGAAAAATGCCACTCTTTCACAATTACGTCTTGAACTTCCATTACTAGGGTGTCAAAGAGGAAGTGATGGTGGATTTCCTCAGCGAGGAGCCACGAGACATTCTTATAGACTTCGTTGTAAGCTTAGGAAATTGGAAGATCTTGTGGAATCTTCAGATGGGCGTCAGAAACCTGTGGCGTGGAATGTGCAAATGACTCTTCGCGATGGCAAAACGGCCGCTCAGACATTTACAACCTTGAAGCGAGAACAGATTGGGCCGTTGAAGCTACAATTGGAAACTACGCAAATTTTCGTGGAAAAGGATATGCAGACGTCATTGGAAAGAGTGCCGACAAAAGTCCGTTTTACGAGAGTTTCAGAAAATGTCTATACGGAACATATTCTGCCTGGAACATTTCAAATAAAACGACGTGTTGATGGACGACATCCCACGAGTCGTTTACTCTGGTTTTTCAGAAGTAGGGCAGATATTTTATCCAATCGTCTCTATAAGATAAACACTACAGATTCCAAGGCATACTTTAACACAGTCGGCTTAGTCATTGCTGGAACACCGAGAGAATCTCCAAGAGAGCCTGGTATTTGGAGAGATGTTGTGAATTATGCAAAAGAAGATACTGATAGTGGTCTGGAGTTATATACAATGAATTGGACTCTTGGGAATACACCGAGAGGAAGAGATGAACTTGTTACTGCCACAGGAGCTGTGAATTTCACAACGGCAGATAAGCCTACAATTCTTATAGATTTTGTGAATCCCGGTCTTGTCTATACTGTTGAGATAACTGTAATTCAAGAAGGATGGGCACAATTTCAAACGGATGGAAAAGGGGGTGCTGAGCTTTTTTCATTTAATTAAGAATTCGTGATTATAGATGGCGAATCTTGCAGACTTGTCTGCAAATTATTTAGATAAATTTGAACGTGAAATATTTGTTGGATATGAGCGGATTGGAGGAGATATTGTAACATTACTTGATTTAACACCGAGAGATTTTCAAGATAATGAAATGTTTCCTTTATCGGCAGATAAAACATGGTGGTTACCGAGTAATTATAAACGAAATCCATTTACAATTAATATTCAAGAATTCCCATTTCGTGGTCCAACAGGATTTGGACAACGATTTACATTTGATATGAAATCTGTTGGATGTGGTGATTTACTTCTGAATACTTTCATACAGATTGAGTTAAGTCATTGGTTAGATGATACAACTCTAATGAGACTTGAGTCTGGTAAATATGAAATTTCTAGTGAGTCTCCTCAATGGGCTTATGCAGAAAGTCTTGGATCCGTTCTTTTAGAAAAGGCCGAATTTATGGTGGGTGATACAGCAATTGAGACAATTGATGGAGATTTTCTAAACGTCTGTTCTTTCTTGGGAGATTTGAATACACAATATGGAATTTCTATTGATGGTTTAGGAAGTTCTCCTTCAACACAAACGAAACCATTTCCAACTCAAGATGGAACGTTATATATTCCATTGCCATTTTTCTATTCTAGAATACGCTTGAAAGAGGCATTTCCTCTTTTGGCATGTAAAGAAGGTTCTGTGAAAATTCATATAACACTAAGACCGTTTCATGAATGTGTGAGAATTCTGAATTCTAGGCGTAATTGTATAACAGATACTCCATTAAATACGAAATTCATACTCCGCGAAAGAAATAATATTATTCCTTCGGCCACTATCACATCGTCTGCAACACCTCCAAATTTCAAGACAATCACTTTAATTACCCATGCTGCCCATACAGATGGCGATATACGTCAAAGAATTCTGAGAAATCCTTTTGAAGTGTTAAGGCGAGATATTGCGACGTTTTACTTTGAAGAACCGATGAAATATATGATTAATAAATCATCCTCTGACACAATCACGGTACAACTTCCATTGGAAATAAATCATCCGATGGAAGAAATTGTTTGGTTTTTAAGAAGAAAAGGGGCGAACGTGCAAAGTGAATGGACGAATTATTCGGCAGTATTATCCCAAGACTATGATTCTGTATATAATCCGAAAACACCTTTATTAAAATCGGCGAGTATTCAATTGAATGGTGTTGAAATAATAAATGCTGATGAGCAGTATTTTCGGAGTCATTTGGCAAAGAAATATAATTCTGGGGCGTCTTATTTCAAATATGTATACGGCCATTCCTTTTCTTCAAAGAACAGCCATCAACCAACAGGGACCTTGAATGCTTCAAAACTTCAATCCGTTCGCCTAACATTACATGTGGCTGCCTTAGCTGATACATGGGAAATAAAGGTGTTTGTAAAGACTCTACAATGGATACGATTTCAGAATGGAATGGGAAATCCGATGTTTCAAAATTAAGTTTGGCATGAGGCCGTGTCCTTATTCTTAGGAGCTAAAAATTGAAGTATTTGCGGAGTTTTTATAAAAAGTCCCCAAACACCATGAGTGTATCAAATACGAAAGAGTGTTGTCCAAAATGTCCCATGGAAGCATTCTTTTGTACAGCATGCATTCTATGTTCATTACCAATATCCTTGCCGATCGTATGTCTTGAACATACCATACAATGTGAGAAAGCGAACAAAGGAATCATTCCATCGTATCCTCAGCCAGTTCGGTATTGTTGTAAAGAAGGAAATATAAATTATATCTGTTGTCCTCCTGTAAATCCAGATGAATCTGAGAAAAGTCAAGCTTACCAAGGCAGTGAAACAAAACAAATGAGTCAGAGAATAATGATATCTTCGCCAAGCACACCTGTAAAGAAACTGAATTTTGATATCTATTCCGAAGTGTGAGTTAGAATAATTTCTTCAAAAGCGTATAGGGACTAAAATGTATATTATATATTTTTAATGCTCTTGGTAAATCTATATAAATTGCGTCATATAATAAGACAACACCAGCAAATCCTATAATAATTTTATTCATCCTATCAATTTCGGAAACTTCATGAAATAGGAAAAAGAATATAATAAAGAGTCCGATTGACACTTTAAATATGACATTACTGATGATAAAGAGAATGCCTTCTTCATCTTGTTTTTTATTAATAATCATGATGAATTGAACGAATAAAAAGAGTTTAAAAAAAATTAAATATATATGTAGGGCATTCATCTAATTAGAAGAGATGAAAAAAGGGCGGACGATACTCCATAACTTTTATAATTCAGGATAAGCAGATGGCGTCGGCAAGTTTATTAACTCTACTCGTATCTGGGTTACAAGACGAACGTCTGTTACCACAGATGAAAGGCCAACCAAGGACCGATGTATTTCAAAAAACATATATGAAAACGGGGCGATTTACAACAGAAATGTATCGTGTAGATTTTGATAATCAACCGGCATTTGGAACGACAGGTCGTATCACATTACCCAGAAGAGGTCATCTTATTACGAGAGTTTTTTTAGTAACTACAATGCCAGACATCTCTTTAACACAATCTACAGCCAGAGCCTGGGCAAAGGAGAATAATCTTGAATTCGCGGGACCTACGTTTGGATGGACGAATTCTGTTGGAAATTCTCTCGTTCGTTCAGCATCGCTAACAATTGGAGGAGCGCCAATAGATTCTTTGAGTGGGGCTTTGTTGGAAGTGCTCGATGAATATACAACTCCTCTGGAAAAACTAACAACTGTGAATCGAATGATTGGGCGAAAAGACGCCAATTTTTCACCGAAATCAAACGGTTTCACAGAACAACAGACACTTATAACACCTTTACCATTCTGGTTTGCACGCGGCGACCCATCCGTGGCACTTCCCATTGATGCAATTGGAATAGATGCAATTCAATTAAATATTGGATTTAATGTTGTAGATAATCTTTATACAACAACAAGTCGTCTGAAAACACCGAGTGCCTATTCACTAGGACAAGGTGGGGCTGATACTATACAAGATGTTCCTAAAGATAGTTCGTATACATCTAACAAATGTAAAGTACAATTTACAGAATATACACGGAAAATTATATCTGAGCCTCCACAAAAAGGAAAAGGTTCTTCCATGTATCCACCAATGGCATCAAGTCCTTTTTATGTCTTAGATCCAAATGGGAAAGATGTCTATGGATTAAATGGAAATGCAGACAAATCTGTGAAAGTTCGTGAAATTCCAGGAATTAAAATGGCAGATTCTTTTGAAATTGCGGAATCGTATTTACTTGTTGAATATGTGTATTTAGATAAACCTGAAGCAAATCGCATACGACTATCTGAATTAACATATCCAATACTCCAACATTACTCTTTTACACAAGATACGAAATCAGCACCAGTAACACGAATTAATATGAGAATTCCCAATCTATGTCGCCAACTCTTTTTCACATGTCATAGGAAAGACGCTGATTTATTAAATGCTCCTTTCCTATGTACGCGCGATTTATCTGGAATATTTATCGCCGATGCGAGTGGAATAGGCCCTATTGCTCCTTGGTGGCCTGATGCAAAAGGATTGTCCTTAGATACATTCTCGCAATTAATTCCAGCATATTCTACAATTGATTCAGAACCAATTACATCATTTTCTTTACAATATAACGGGCATCTAACACGATATTCTACAGAAAATCCAGCATTGTATAGATCTATTCTACCTAGTTTAGAACAACGAAAAAGTCCATGGCATAATAAATACATTTATAATATACCTTTTGGCACAAGTTTTGAAGAATATGGAGTAAGTATGCCGACAGGTCATGCAAATTTAGATAAAATTCAGAAAATGGAATTAAGTCTTCAATTCAAACCATTGCGCGGCACAATACTTACAACAGATATTCCTGATTATACTGTAACAGTATGGGCAGAAACATATAATATTTTGAAAGTCTATGGAGGTCGCGGTGGTCTTTTATTTAGTTATTAAACTCTAGGCAAGTGTTTTAACTAATACAGAGGATGTAACATCTATTAGATTGTTATTAACAAATCTATCGGGTCGTTTAGATGTAATAGATACTTTATATAACGTAGCAGGGGACAGTCCTGTAAATGTAATTGTTCCATTTGATAATCCATTATCAATAGTGGGTGTAGTTGGAGCATCATTTAATGTATATATGTATTCAGATACATTTGTTCCTCCAGACCATGATACTGTAAACCCAGAATTAGAAACTGCCGAAGATGTAAATGTATTAGGATCTTCACCCACCCAGTAATTTGTCGTGAAAGCTAGAGAAGTAAATGTTCTGATACTTCCAGTTCCTTTACTTATATTTGTTGAGTATATTGGAGTAGTCAAAGTAGCCTGCGTCCAATTAATTCCATCATAGGAATATGCGGCAACTGTAACTGTAGGTGGAATATTAACCGCCGGTCGTTGGTATCCACTTGCATACCACATATCACCTGTCCATATGATAGAAGTACACTCACCTCCAATTATACTATTTCCAGATGATATATTAAGCCATGTTGTTCCGTTATCAGAAGAATAAATCATATTAAATTGGGAAACACCATCTCCTTGACCAACAGCTAGTATAATAGTATCGTTATATACTATTTTATTAATTATCATACTATTTGTTAAAGAGATTTGAGTCATATTCCATGATACTACATTATTTACAGTTGTAGATGTTAATTTGAAAAATCTAGATGGCGACGTACATCCAAGATACCATGTATTATTTATCCATTCAATTGTTGTAAAGAATGCTCGAAACCTATTAGAAGTTATTTGCGACCATTGTATTCCATCATATGAATATGCAAATTCGTCAAGTCCATATCCGCCTGCGAGCCACATAGAACCATTCCATTTTACACATCTACATGAAGTTTTCAAGATATTATTCCCAGATGCTGATGCAGTCCAGTTTATTCCATCGGTTGAATAGATTAGGCGATTTCCTCCTTGTCCTCCTGCTATCCATATACTACCGTTATTTTCTATTACAAAAATTTTGGTTGTAAAGAAACTTGAGCCAGATGTTGAAAGAGTCCAATTAAATCCATCAGTAGAATATAACATAGAATTCGTGCCTGACGAACCAAGTATCCATCTTTCATTGGCATATTTAATGGTATTAATACCTTTATAATTATTAGGAATATTTGGATTATTTAATAAGTAAGGATTTACTTCTGAATAATTATACCATGTTGTTCCATCATAAGAATACGAAATAGGAGATGATTTTCCATCAATAGAGTAGCTTGTTGCAAGATATATTGGAAATTTTCCTTGGGATATTCCGCGTAATGTAAATACATATGTAGACGCAGAATTTAGATTTGTAAGCAACGCAGTTTTTGTAACTGGATTTACTGTTACAGTTCCAGGATTATTTAAACTATATGTATACTGTGTATTTTCTTTTCCACCAATCCATGAAATTAAACTAGAAGTTGACGATAAATTATTATTTACTATCATTGAAAGATTATAATCATTTGATACTGTTAATGTTATAATAGAAGGAGTTGAACTTGTAGATCCTCCTTCATTCGTAGCAGTAATAATAAGTGTATAGGATGTTGATGGTAGAAGATCATCAAATCCGACTGATTTATTTAGAAGAGAATTATCATTAAATGGTATGGCAGACACGTCATTCAATGTATATGAATAACTTACTGCTCCATTCCCACCTGACCATGTAACATTGAAACTCGTATTTGTTATATTGGTTACTGTAAGATCTGTAATCGAGGAAGGAGGTGCTTTCAAGGTTTGTATTAAGAGTGGAGAAGAACTCGTTGAACCGCCATTATTTACTGCAGTTATCAGAGCTGTATAGGAAGTGTTAGAACTTAGCTCAGTAAATATCACTGAATTACTTGAAACTCCATTGTCAACGGAAGGAGTTACTGCGGATCCATTTAATATATAGGAATAGGATTGCGCACGTTCACCACCTGACCATGTTAAAGAAAATCCAGTTGGTGTGATAGAATTGCTAGAGAGATCTGTTACAGCTGTAGGAGCTTCCATACGTGTTGTTACTGTATAAGATGTACTGGTTTGTCCTGCAGTATTTATGGCAGTTATCACAACTGCATACGAAGTATTTGTAATCAATCCAGTAAATGTGGCAGATTTGCTTGAAACACCATTATCAACCGAAGGAGTTACTGCAGTTCCATCTAACTTATAAGAATACGATTCAGCATCTTGACCACCAGACCATGTTATAGTAAATTCTGTTTTTGTGATAGAATTACTTGAAACATTTGTTAAAGCTGTAGGAGGTCCAAGAAGTGTTGTGACTGTAGAAGATCCAGTGCGTTCTCCACCATTATTTATTGCAGTAACTACAACTGTATAAGAAGTGTTGGAACTTAGATCAGTAAACGTTGCAGATCTGCTTGAAAGGCCGTTATCTGTTGAAGGAGTTGCTGGAGATCCATTTAGCTCATAAGAATATGATGTTGCACGTTGACCGCCAATCCATGATATTGTAAATGCTGATTGTGTGATAGAACTAGTTTGAATATTTGTGATTATCGTGGGAGCTACCATAAGTGTTGTTACTGTGTAAGGAGAAGAAATGGTTTGTCCTCCACTATTTATCGCAGTAATGACAATTGTATAGGACGTATTATTACGTAATCCATTAAACACAACATTTTTATTTAAAAGACTTTCATCTATATAAGGATATTTTTGCTGCCCATTTAATGTATAGGAATACGAATCAGCACCATCACCACCAGACCATGTTAGATTAATTTGGGTTTGTGTTACATTAGCTGAAACATTTATAATTTCTGTGGGAGGTGGTTTTGGTGTTCTTAGAGAAAAGGTAGGAGAATAAGAGGAACCTTCATTGGTTATTGCTATAATTACAAGAGTATAGAGTGTATCTGCATTTAATTGTGAAAAGGTCGCTGAATTATTAGAAAGGCCATCATCGGTAGAAGGAGTTGCTGCAGATCCATTTAATAGATAAGAATACGAAGTAGCACCCAAGCCTCCAGTCCATGTTACACCAAAGCTTGATGTTGTTATACTTGAAATTGTAATATTCTGTGGTATTAGTTCAGGAGATAATGATGTTGTTGTAATATAAATTTCCCCAGAGGGTGTTAAAGAATATGGCAGTCTTCGTAAAGAATTATTATTTGTATCTGTTAAATATAAAATAGTTCCTGTTGAATCTATCTTTATATCCCATGGTGCATTAAATTCAGACTGTAAGAGATATCCTGAAGAAGAGCCGGCATTTCCTGTTCCAGCATATGTAAATACTTCACCTGTTGATTTAATAATACGAATTTGATTATTCCCTGTATCTACCACTACAATATTATTAGAAGCATCGCAAGTTAATCCAGAAGGATTGTTGAAACGGGCATTTGTAGCTACTGAAGAATTTGAATTTCCAGCGACTCCTACAATACCAGCATAGAGTGTAACTGTCCCATTGAGGGCCACTTTCTTAATACAATGGTTTCCTGTATCAGCTACATATAGATTTCCTAAGGAATCTATTGTAATTCCCATAGCAGCTTGAAATCCTGTTGCAAATGTTGTTACTGTATTAGAAATATCTATCATTCTAATATTATTATTTCCAGCATCTAAAATGTATGTGTTACCTAAGGCATCTGCTACTGCAGCAGAAGGATTCATGAAAAGAGCTGATTGTCCTGTGTCATCATAATTTCCTGGAGTTATTCCATCTCCACCTCCTCCAATGAGACTTACTGTATCGGTTGTTAGATTATACAGAAATACTCTATGATTTCCATAATCTGGTTGCACTAAAATATTTCTCACGGCATTGTAACATACACCATAGGATGATCTTGCTTGATTTGTTGTTCCAGAAAGAACCGTAGTAGTTCCATCATTGGATACACGAATTAGCGTACAAGGAGTTCCAAATGTTGAGAGAAAGAGATTGTTAGAAAGGTCAATTGATAATCCATAAGGAAGAGCCACGAAGTTTTCTGAAATACCTATTGGGATTGATGGAGTATATGTAGACGGTGTTGATACATCATTATATACAGTAGTAACCATTATAGAATATGTTTTACCAGGAACTAATCCAGAAAATGTAGCCGATTTACTAGCGATACCGTTATCTACAGAAGGGACTGTAGGAACTCCATTTAATCTATAAATATATGATGATACTAAATCACCACCTGTCCATGATACAGTAAATTCATTTGTGGTAACAGATGATATAGAAAAATTACTAGCAGGGGCAGGGCCTGTTGTTACAGTAATAGGCAAAGAACTCGCCGTATTTCCTGAAGCATCTGTTGCTGTAATAATCGTCACGGTAGTCTCTAAAGGATTTAAATTGCGGAAATATGCTGTTTTAGATAAAACACCGTTATCTGTAATACTAGGTGACACTATATCTCCATTTATTCTTACTTCATAGGAATAGTTCACTGCACCCTCACCATCAGACCATGTTAGACTATAACCATTTTCAATTAGATTTGACACAACCATAGTAGGGTTTAAATTTGCAGAGGTGGTTGTCATATACTGGACTGATGTTACGGTTCCATATGTATTTATAGCAGTAATATAGATTGTAAAACTAGTTAAAGAAGGTAAGTTTGTAAAGGTGGCCGTTTTATTAGAAACACCATTGTTGATAGAAGGTAAATAAGTATTTCCACTTGAATCTGTTACATTATAAGAATATGAGGTTGCTCTATCTCCACCAGTCCATTCAATTGTAAAGCCGTGGCCTGTTATATTAGTAATGGCATTGAAAGTATCGAGTATAATTTCGCTAGGTATTAGAGCAGAAAGTGGTGGGATTGTTACCTGAAAGGGAGAAGAATTTGTTGAACCGCCATTATTTATCGCAGTTATGAGAACTGTATAGGAAGTATCAAGAGTTAATCCAGTAAAGCTAGCAGATTTGCTTAGGACATTATCAACCGAAGGAGTTACTGCAGTTCCATTTAACTCATAGGAATAAGATGTTGCACCTTGACCGCCAGACCATCTTAAAGAAAATCCAGTGGATGTGATAGAATTGCTAGAGACATCTGTTATAGCTGTAGGAGGTAACATAAGTGTTGTTACTGTATAAGGAGAAGAACTGGCTTGTCCGCCATTATTTATCGCAGTAATCACAACTGTATAGGAAGCATTTACATATAATCCAGTAAATGTGGCAGATTTTCTTGAAACACCATTATCTGTAGAAGGAGTTACAAGAGATCCATTTGGCCCAGTACCAGTTGTCTCACCAGGAATATATAAAGTCCACCAGCCACCACCTGTTGATGGACCAGCAGATACTGATCCTGGAGAAACTCCTATTAATGGCTTATTTAATAAAGGAGTTAGAATATACATATTATTATCAGCTGTACCGCCACCTAATATTGCTTGTTCTGAATTATCATTTACTATAACATTATTTATTACATATGTACTAGAATTATTATAAGAACCTCTGTGAGTAATTCCGATATCTAATGCATAGGAATATGATGTCGCACCTTGACCGCCAGACCATGTTAAAGTAAATTCATTAGTTGTGATAGAATTACTTGACACATCTGTTAAAGGTGTAGGAGGCCCCATAAGTGTTGTTACAGCTATAGGAGCAGTACTTTGCCCACCATTATTTATTGCAGTAATCACAACTGCATAGGAAGTATTTGGAGTTAATTCTGTAAATGTGGCAGAATTGATTAGGCCATTATCTGCAGAAGGAGTTACTGCAGTTCCATTTAACTCATAGGAATAAGATGTTGCACCTTGACCGCCAGAC